CCTAATCCATTAATGACAACAAGTGACTTTTTAGAGAAAATAACTTACTTAAGAGAGGTTAATAAAAATGCTTATATATATCCTACTTTTACAGAGATACCTTTAGGTGATGGATTTTATAAAAGAGAATATACAGGATTATGGCCATTGAATCCGGTTGAAGTAAATTATTTAGAAGATAGCACAGGAAAACTATTCATAAGATTTTATTTTACAGATGGAGAGCCTTACACATTCCCATATAGCGACATAATTCACTGGAGAAGAGATTTTACTGCTAATGATTTTGTAGGTGGAGATGCAAATGGTCAGCCTAATAATAAAGCATTACTTAAGTTATTACAGGTAAATGATGTTATTATTCAAGGTTTAGATAAGGGTGTAAAAGCTGGTCTAACTATTAAAGGTATTTTAAAAATAAATACCATGATGGATGATGATGAACAAAAGAAAGAAAGAGAAAGATTTGAACTTAAGATGACTGATATGAAAAATGGTATATTACCTGTGGATTTAAAGAGTGAATTTACTCCAATTACAATAGATCCAAAGCTAATAGATAAAGATACTATAGAATTTATAGATAAAAGGGTATTAGCCAATTATGGAGTATCAATAAAAATCTTCAATGGAGATTTTACAGAGGAAGAATACCAGGCATTTTATGAGAAGAAATTAGAGCCTATGATTATAAGTCTAGGCAGATGTTTTAGTAAGTTATTTACTCAAAGAGAGCTAGAGGTAGGGAATGAAATTATATTTTATAACCAGGGCCTTATGTTTATGAATACTAAAAATAAAATAGCTGCAATTGATATTTTAAGCAGAATAGGAACTCTTACAGATAATCAAATACTTGCAGTATTTGGATACCCTCCATTTGCAGGTGGTAATGTTAGAAATAAATCCCTTAACTATATTAATAGAGATATAGCTGACGTATATCAATTGTCAAAAACTAAGCCAGGAAAGGGTGAGGTAAGTGAATAAATTAAAAAATGAACAAAGATTAATTGAAATGAGAGCCATAGACAATGAAGAAGGTAAGATGATTATTGAAGGCTATGCAATAACCTACGACCAACCAGCAACACATGAGTATGGTAGTAGGAAGTTTACAGAAATTATTAAAAAAGGTGCATTAGATTACACAGATATGAAAGATGTACCTCTAAGATATAATCATAATGATACTTGGTGTATTATGGCTAGAACTAGAAATAATAGTTTACAACTTATAAAAGATGATAAAGGCCTTAAAATAAGTGCAGAATTAATTGATACTCAAAGTAACAGAGACATCTATAAATCAATTCAAGAAGGGTTGATTGATAA